TTTATTATTCCCCATATTTCTTTAACTCCAAATGCTGAGATAATACCAGCTAATGCTAATAATAAATTGTGGTCATCCATTCTTACACTTTTTAAATTGTTCATTCTTCAGGCATTGGCTCACTCCAAGCAGAGGTTGCTAATAATTCAAGAGCTTCTGTTTGGTTCATAATATCACCTATTGGCGAAATTGAACCATTTGAAATAAAACTTGGTGTAACACTATAGCTTAATAAACCTTGAGTGTTTGCTAAGTTTCTACGCATACTTTGTGCAGAAGATTGATTTATTTGCGACCATAGCACGCTATCCGTATCATTTAAACTAATTACTATATAACTTCTATTATTCATTTTTTTTATTTTAAAATTTTAACTTGGTGTATCTGTAACTCTATCTTCTACATCCATATTTACACTTAAAGAATTTGCTGTGCTGTAAGGTGCATCTCCTATTACTTCATCTCCACCCATTCCAGAACTTAAACCATTTGCTGAACTTCCTACTCCGTCCACTATGTCCGCCTCAGTCATATTTACAGACGTTCCATTGTTACTACCTTTTTCATCTAATACAGTCCAGTTAGTATTAAAAGAACTATTACTTCCTAACTGCCACCAACTTACTAAGTTTGAATAGGCACTATGGTTATTAAGGTTAGACGGTACTCCTTCGTTATAAAGTTCCGATACTTGTGCAGATGTTAAAGCAGCGTTCCAGATTGAACAGTTTGAAAGTTTGCCATTAAAATTCCCAATATTAAAATAACCATTTCCAATTTTAAAAGTGTTTGTAGTTCCTGTTGATAAAGTAACAGTATTTTCAGGTGTAGCAACATTATTAACATAACCTTTTGCTGTAGTTCCATCGTAAGTTATTACGTAATGGTTCCAAACGCCTACTGTATATGCTCCTTTACCATAATCTTGACCAGCACCGTAACCGTGAACATAAACATTACCTCCATATAATATTATATCAAATAAACCTGCTACGGTATTTGTTCCATATCCACAAATATCTGCATTGGCACTCGTGTCTTGATAAAACCAAATAGATATAGTTCTTGCACTTGCTCCAGTTGGGGGTATGTAATTTGTATTAATTTCATCGCCACTTGCAGCATCAAAATCTAAAGCATAAGGAGAGTAACTTGTAGCAATATCTCCGTCATCTTCTTGAGCAGCTATATTCGGCACTAAATAATTTGCACCATTAAAAGCTGATTTATCACCAAGTTGATAGTATGCAACTGGTTTTCCACCGCCACTAATAGCCATTGGATTACCTATACCAGTAGAGCTTGAACCATAAAGAGCAGCAATCTGATTAACTGTGCCACCTGTTCCATCTGTTAGAGCGTAATCAAAAATGGCTACAGCGTCTATTTGGCCAGCCATACTTGTGGGTTGTTGATGCTTGCCAATTAAAAAATTATCTCCTAATGTTGAAATCATTTGTGTAGGTGCAGCACTATCATTAGCAACAGAAACACCATCAAGATATATATATCTTACACCAGCATCATATGTGCACACTATGTGATGCCAATTAGAATCTCTTGCAACATTATATTTAAGATAATTATTACTTCCTGTGGTTTTTGTTGTGAATTGTAAAAATCCTCCCAAGTGGTCGTTCCAATCTAATTTTACACCAACTCGTGAAACATAATCACCCAAAATGCCTGAAACATTATCAAGTTTACACCAAACAGATATGCTAAAAGCTGTAGTAGAATTTAATTGACTAATCTGATTACAAGTTATATAACCACTCCCGTCAAAGTCCATAGAATAATTACTCTGCTTCGATTTATTCTCATTGTTAGGCAAACGCCATTGTCTATTTGTAAACTGTGTACTCATATTAATCTCCCATTCTATTCCAGTATATTAGGTTTGAACCTGATACTGTAGTTAAGTCTTTAGTTAAATTAGTTCCTGTTGCGTTATATATCTCTGCTATTTGGTTTACTGTTCCGCCTGTTCCATCTGTTAGAACTGTATTCCAGATTCCTACTTCGTCTATTAGGCCATTAAAATTACCTCCAAATTTTCCTTTGCCAATAGTATTAAAAGTTAAATAAGCATAACTGCCACTTGAAAAAGAAATTTCTGTATTATCAACATAAATTTTATAAGTTGTGCTTGTTCTTGTGACAACTATATGATGCCAATTGCCATCATTGTAACCACTTCCAGCATTATAATTCCAATTATTGTCAACTGCAAACCCAACTCCTGTATTACTTGATAACCCTAATGTAATAGCCATTTTATTGGTGTATGCACCTATTTCAATCATTGCTATTGCACTTCCACTACTCATTGTATGTTTAAACCATAAAGAAACACTGAAATCACCACCAAAAATATCTAAACTGCTATCTGTTCCTAAATCTATATAATCAGAACTTGCAGAATCAAAATTCATACTATACACATTTGAAATGCCACTCGCAGTCACAGCTAAATCAAATGTTGATGAATTAGGACATCCAGCACCACTTGTTTCATAGAATATTTTATAAGATTGAATAGTAGAATTAGCTAAATCAATTTCTCCTGTAGAAGAGTTAATACTTAATCCACTTGGATAAGCACTAAACACACCACCTGAAGTTGTTGGCGTAGTTGTTAAACTTGCTGTTCCTGTTTGTGGTAAGCTATTTGAACTATAAGCAAAAGTAGCACCATCTAAAGCATTTACTGTAATAGTATTATTAACTGTATTTGGACAACTTCCATTAGTAGTATATACAACAGTATAAGTTCCAGCAGTTGAATTATTTACATTTATAACACCTGTAGAACTATCTATACTTAAATTACCAGTAGATTCGCTAAATGTTCCTGTTTCACCTGTGATAGTTGGTGCTGGTGTTGTTAGAGAATAACTACCGTGATATATTGTTACACCATCATTAGGCATATAGTAAGTAGTTCCGCTCAATGTGTGAGAGTGTGCTGTACCGTCTGAGCTTTCTGCTTCTGCTGCTGATTCTGTAGTATATAAAGGATAGTAACCATCTACAGCTAAAGCACCTGTTGGCATTTGACAATAAGCACTTGCTGAATAAGTTACTGTTGCACTATCTAAAGGTAATTCTGTTACTGTAGAAGCAGAAGAAGTAGCACTACATCCATTAGCATCAGTTCCTGTTACTGTATAACTACCAGCAGTTACATTAATAGCTTGTGTAGTTGCTCCAGTTGACCATAAGTAAGAACTTAACCCAGCAGTAGCAGTTAGTGTTGTTGTACTACCAGCACAATAAGTTAAAGTTCCTGTAATTTCAACAGTAGGTAAAGCATTTACAGTAATTGTAGTTCCACCAGAACTTGTACAACCATTAGAATCTGTACCTGTTGCATTAAATGTAGTTGTAGTAGTTGGTGATACTGTTCTTGGATTATCTGTATTACCATCATTCCAAACATAAGTAGAAGCACCACTTGCAGTTAATGTTGTGCTTTCACCATTACAAATAGTACCAGCAGAAGTGCTTACAATAACAGTTGGTAATGCATTAATAGTTAAGTTAAATGTAGCAGTTGCAGCATCTGTATCTGTATATGTAATTAAATAACTACCAGCAGTAGAAACATCAATATCAACTTCACCTGTTGTTGTGCTAATAAATACTAAACCAGCTGTAGAGCTAAATGTACCAACACCAGCATTGTTTTGTATGGTTGGCGTAGGGTCGCTTGCATCAGCACAAAAAGCACTTGCAGAATAAGTTATTGATACTACTGGTTGCCCTCCAGCAATATTAGTATCACCACTTGGTGAACTATCATAAACAGCACCAAAGTTATTGGTAGAATTAGCTTTTGCTTTTCCCCAATCGTTGTTGTTGTTCACACCACCTTGTCCCCATTCTATGTTATTATCTGGCATAATATATTTTTAAAGTACCCAACCTCCAAAATCTGCAACATCATCTGGATACATATCCTCTTGTGAGTTACTATAATACTCAGGTATTAATCCAGCTGCGTTATTTTGCATAAAATCTATAAATCTGTTTGTGTAAAACTGTGCTGTAGTTCTACTTCTTTCTATTAAGCTATCTACTTGTTCTTTACTTAGTGCTGTGCTATTTTCAGGATTCTTTGTATATATACCACCATTAGCAATATTAACACCAGCGTAAGGTAAGTATTCAACCATTGACCAATGTAGAAGCATTGGTTTTATATAATCATTTAATAAACTTAAATAAGGGTCAGCCAAACTACTACCAACTATGTCAGCTTGTATTTTATTATATAAATCTGTACCAAGATAATTCTGAATATGAATGTCCTGTGCAATCAAAATTCTTGGCAACAGTTTGTCATTATCAACGTTACCATTAGCAGCAGTAAATACTGAAATATCGTGTCTTGTTACAAATAGTGCTTTACTCATTATTTAAAATAAATTATAAACTTTTTTAATAGCGTTACCTTGTTCTTCGTATTTATCAGCTATTTCTTGTAGTTTTTTAAATTCTGTTGGTGGTTTAACTCCTAATTCTTTAGATATTTTCTCTACTTCTGCAAGTTTTTTGTTCATTGTACCTCCAGCTCTTAAAAGTCCATTATAAACATTTAAATTCTTTTTTAAATCTTTTTGTATTTGCAGACCTCTTTTTGCCATATCTCTAATATCATCAGCTAATGATAACTCTATTTTTTCACTTGCTAATTCTACTTTTGTAGATTCACTTAGTTTTTCAAATACTCTTCTTTGTGTTCTCATTTTAATTTATATTATTGTACTGATTTAAATACTGTTGCCATATCTGGAACTATACTTAGTAAACTTTTTAAAGATTGATAAATTGTAATTTCATTTACATTGACCCCTAAATCTTTTGCAGTTTTTTCAACAAGTTTTAACTTTTGTTCTATTTCATTATCAACTTTATATAAAACTTGTTCTGCTTTTGCTCCTTTATCTCTTAGTTTGCTTTTTTCTTTAGAAATTTCTTTAAAAACAGGAGTTATTTCTTTGTCAAACTTTTTTTTCAAACTTTCTAAATCATCTACTAAAGATAACTCTATCTTCTCAGCTTTTAGCTCTACCTTTTCTTTACTTAATGCTTCAAATATTCTTTCTATTGTTGTTTTCATTTTTTACTTTTTATAATTTGGATGATGTCCTTTATTTGGCATATTTACAGGAGCTTTCTTTGCTTGTTTGTGTCCTCTTGGTTTTGCTTCATAACTCTTTGGTATTTCTTTTACCACATCATAATCTTTTAAATCTTTACTACCTTTTTTACCATCTAAAGCAGCATCAACTTTCATTCTATACAATACTTGCTGAAATTTATGCCTACAATATACGCCACCTTTAAACTTAAATAAATCATATTTTTGGCCTTTATGCATTGGTAACTCAGCAGCTTTAAAATTCATTTGCCTACTTGCTTTATCAATATCTTCTAATCTATATACAACACCTCTCTTGCTTCTTGCCATCATTTCTTTGCAAAACTTTCTACTCTTA